ATGTCTCAGCCAGAACCCCTACTTAGCCGATCCGAAGCTTCAGAAGATGGATCGCGATCAAGCAAGAGTCGCAGGCAGGGACGTTATTGGATCCTCACGATCTCCTGTGACTCCAACCCCTGGACACCAACAGCCTTACTTCCTGGACAGTCCTACGTTGTTGGGCAACAAGAAGTTGGAGTCGGAGGATTCAAGCACTGGCAAGTCATGGTCGCCTATTCGAAGAAAGTTGGACTTCGGTGTGTGCAGCGTGACTTTGGATCGTGCCACGCCGAACTCACGTACTCCGATTCAGCTCGAGAGTACTGCCGAAAAGAAGATACACGCGTGGAAGGAACGCAGTTCGAGTTTGGAACACTTGCGACTCGACGCAACTCAGAAACTGACTGGGATGTCATCCGGGACGCTGCTCAGTTATCTGACCTTTCAGGAGTACCGTCCGACATATACGTTCGCTGTTATAACCAACTCCGAAGAATTGGTCAAGACCATTTACGACCGGTTGGAATGGAGCGAACTTGTCATGTATTCTGGGGCAGAACTGGTACTGGTAAATCGCGTCGAGCCTGGGAAGAAGCTGGCTTATGCGCTTACCCTAAAGACCCCAACACCAAATTTTGGGATGGCTATCGAAATCATGAACATGTTGTCATTGATGAATTTCGGGGAATCATCAACATATCCAACTTACTACGATGGCTTGATCGGTATCCGGTCATTGTGGAAGTTAAAGGGTCCTCTGTCGTCTTTTGTGCCAGAACAATCTGGATTACTTCAAATGTAAATCCAGAGCAGTGGTATCCTGATGCTGATCAAGAAACGAAGGATGCCTTGTTAAGAAGATTAACAGTCGTATATTTTGAATAAAAAAAGTAAAATGAATGTTGTGTTTGAATATAAAGCGTAGGTCACATGTGTGACAACCGCTTATTGGGACCCGTTGCCGGTAGGCAATGGGGGTGCGGTGTGTCACTAAGTGTGATCGGACGCAGTGCTGAGCATTTTAAATCAATCGTAGTTCCAATTTATAGATCTGTATAAAAAGGGGAGTTGATCAATTTTCAACTTACCCCAAAATTTCACAACTATGGTTATCGGTCTTATGTCACTCCGTCCACGCTATCGTCGCCGCAGCATTACACCTAGTGATGTTGCGTCATTCGCATGGAGAAATCGTCGAACTGTTCACAACGGAATACTTAGGTCCGGAGAGTGGGTTAGACGCAATGCGGCCCGAAGATCATCAACAAGTACAGTATCCACCGGAGGTTCCCGTCGTAGTTCCTTGTTGTCCACCGGTGCAGCTTCTGTTAAAAGGACACAATTGCAGGGTGGAGCTACCGAAAGAACAGCCCGAGTGAAGCGTTATGGTAGCAAATTGAAAAAGATAGGCCGTAGACGTGTCAAGGTTTCTCGTAAGCTTCGTGCAAAGATTATAGAGGTAACTGATGGTAACAAGATCCAGGGATATTATCAAGACAATCGTATTGACGTGTTGGATCCTGGTGCTCTTGGTGGTCGTCAGAATGTTGAAATTTTCCCTAATCGAGGTGGAGCTGCTAGTGGGTATATGTTCAATTATGATCGTGTGCTTCATGCTGCTTCTCGTTTGTGGAATACTAAAGCTGCTGTTCAGAATCCTGTGTATTCGGACGCATTGAATTTTAGTCCGAATGATACTGTTATCAATGTGGAAAAGCAATGGTGGACTTTCGAATTGCGTAATAACAGTACTCGTACTGCTACGTTGAAGTTTTGCAAGATGCGTATGAAGCGTGGTTGTGCTCAAACTTTGCCTTATGATACTTGGGTTAATGGACTTGCTCAAATGACAACCAGTGGTGAGTTGGTTGGTGGTGCTACTATTAACACCATGTTTACTATGCCTACTTTGTCTACTCAATTCAAGACTGCTTATAAGTTGGAAGTTATTAAGGTTGTATTGGAACCTGGGCAAAGTTATACCTTCAATATTGAAGGTCCTGCGATGACTTATCATGGTCAAGATTTCTTTGATAATGGTACGTATCGTCCTGTGCAAAAGCAGGATACTCTTGGTTTTGTTATTGAGCATGTGGACATGGTTGGTACTCATGCTACTTCGGAAGGAGCTGCTGGCAATGCTGGTTTTGCTCCTGATACTACTGAAGCTAATCAGGCTCAGGAGAGAGTGTATATGCGTTCTACTTATCACTGTCGTCTTAATATGCCTGAAAAAGTTGGAGGTATTTCAACTGCTGCTGCAAGTATTTTCCAGAATGGAAATCGTGTTCGTCGTACTTGTGTTGATGAATTTATGCCAACTACTTTTGCTACTACTATGCATCGTAGAGATGAGGAGAATCCTGTAGTAGATATGAATTAATAAATGTCCGAAATGTTGTCCGAAAGACGTCGTAATGTAGTAAGGTACCCAAGGCTCTTGGTCGATTTTTGAGACCTGAGCCGCAAGTATTACCTTACTACATCGACGTCTCAAGTCTCAAATGTGGCTTAGACGTCTCACCCCCTCGTGTCATCGAAGTGAAAACACGAGGGGGGGGGTCTGGGGGGGGGAACGCCCCCCAGCCGAGCCGAGCCGAGCCCAGCCGAGCTTGGTGAGCCGAGCCTACGGAGTCTCCGCAACCGGACCGAGGGCGGCCCGAGCGGGTCCGCTGTCGGCCGGGGCGGCATGGCGTGATGTGGCTTAGAATTTATTTATAAAGAGAAGGAATTCGCTAGGAAGTTCACCAAACTAGCAATGCA